AAGTTTCAGACTTTGAGATCATCACAGTAGATGTTGTGGCCCAACCTTCGGCACCGGGTGCTTATCCCACGCCAATTTATGAACACCTTATGAATACAAAAGGTGGGAACATGGCAAAGGGTTTGGCGGCTGAAGTTAGAAATGATGCAAAAGCACAAAAGTTCCTGAAAGAGGCACTAACAAACATAATAAAGGACCTGAAATAAAATGATAGACGCAATATCAAAATTAGTAGAATCAGGAGCAATCTCAGAAGATGTCCAAAAAGGCATCCAAGAGGCTTGGGATTTGAAAATTAAAGAAAACAAAGAAGTTGTAGGCGCTGAATTGAGAGAAGAATTCGCAAAAAGATACGAGCATGACAAAGGAAACATGATCGAAGCAATCGACTCTATGATGAATGAGAAGTTATCTGAAGAGATCACTAAGTTCGTTGAAGACAGAAAAGCACTTGCACAAGAAAAAATATCCTACAAAGAAAACGTAGGCAAACATTCTGCAAAATTAGAAGGTTTTATACTTTCTAAATTGTCAGAAGAGTTAAAAGAACTACACGGCGACCGAAAAGGTGTCC